CGCCACAATGCGCGCGACCGTGGAAGCGTCGCATCCGTTAAACAAACAGCAATCTTTTACTTCGTCGAGAGACATTCCGGCGTCGAGCAACGCCGCACCGGCAATCGTTGCGCGCGGCGTTACTAGCAGGCTTAACCCTTGCGCCGCGACTGAGCGCCGCACTGCCTGAACAAATAAGCCCCAGTCGCGATGCGACCCGGCAAGAGTCAATTCTAGGTCCTCGTCATACCCAAACGAGACACGCTGGAATCGGTCGAGCGTCGCGGCGTCGATCTTTTGCGCGGCGTTGTATTGGGAAGTCGCGCCGCCACCGTTCGTGTTCGCTGCAGCGATAATTGTGCAATCCGGATGGCGCTTCACGACGCGATCCGGGAAAGCGCATACGCCGTTCGCAAGCGCCAGATTAAACGCCGCGAACGCTTGAGGGGATGACCGGTCAATATCGTCGAAGAGAAACACGCCGCCGTTTTCAAAAGCAAGACGGAATGGCGTTTCCAGGCTTGAACGGTCAAGCGATGGAGAAACAAAACCCAACAAGTCGTACTTGCTCTGAATCGCCGACGTTGCGTGGAACGGCAAGTCGAGCGCTTTAGCAATTTGCTTTCCAAGCGTCGACTTACCCGACGCCGCCGGACCCCAGACCCATGCGTTCAAGCGATGCCCCGACGGGTCGCGCGTCGTAAGAATTTTCAGGACCGTATCGAATTTCAGATGGAGGCGCTCCGTCATGGTCACGGTCGCGCGCGGCGTTTCGACAACAATGGGTCGCGCATTGCGTTCGTCGAGTAGATCAAGGACCAGCGCCGTCACGGCGTCCTCGCTCATTCCCGCACCGTGCGCTGACTGATTCGCCAACGCCGCTTGAAGCGCCGCCAGAGCGTCGCCGACGGCGCTTTGTACCGACGCCGCCGGGGGCGCTTTCACCGCATCTGCGGTCGCATCAATTGCGGCATCGACCCCCTCGACCGTGATCCCGAAGCGCGCGCAGTATTCCACGACCCGCTCAACGCCGACTGACTTAGGTGACAGCAATCGCGCGGGGTCTCCCTTCATCCCGATATGGGAAGCGACGCGCCATAAATGACGCGCCGACAGATTTTCAAGTTTAGACGTGATCATTCGAGCCTCTCTCTTGTGTCCTGCCGTAGGACGTTGTTTGTGAATCGGCGGAGCCGATTATCGGGTGGCTAGGCAATGTGTCAAGTTATTTTTTTCGCATTGAGCGTAAGTAACTGAAAATAAACGTGAAATAGTTTGGCATTTCCCACTCGACTCCCTGAAGTTCCCTAGACGTTCCCTAGGATCGCAAGTGCTTGATTTATAAGGGATATTAGACTTTTAGGGTACTAGGGAATTAATAGAGTAAATATATGTGATAAACACTATATAAAACATATAGTTATATAGTTGGTTATATATTTGGTTTGAAAAGCGACTCCCTAGGCTTTTTTGTTCCCTGAAGGCACAAAAAAACAAGCAAAAACAATCGGTTAACACCGTAGGGATGGTCGAGGGATGGTAAAAGCGACTCCCTGCCTAAGCAATGGCGCGTTGTGCAGCGCAAAAAGGAAAGGGCTTTTGAGGGGGCTTGTGACCCCCCTTTGACGGTGCTTGTCTCCCCTTCAAGCGCGTTACAGGTTCAATACTTTTTAGGTTTTCTAAACGTGATGTTTAGGTTTTCTAAACGTGGGGTCACGTGGGTCATGGGCCGTTTGTTTGTTGTTTGTTTTCAAGCGCTTGCGCTTGATTCTTGCGTCGCTTGTCAACAAACAAGCGCAAGTGTTTGTATCCACGGCGTTTTTGACCGGCGCGACCCCGGCGCGCCGAGGCGATGGGTCGCAGCAGTTACTGTAGGGGTCCCCCCCTTCTTGCCCCCCACCCTAAAAAAACGTGCACCTTGGCAATAAAACGCTTACAACTTAGCAATAACGTGGTATATCTAGACAATGAAACGCCGTCACGAAGGTTTGTTGTCGGAGTGTTGTGGATGCAAAAAAATGCTTCCTCGGGGACGTTTTCGCGTTCGGATGCGTGGTGGCAAGCCCGTGCTGAGACCGAGGTGTCGTGGATGCGAAAAGCCGGAACGAGCGGCGGCGGCTCACAAACGCAGGACAAAGACGCGGGGGAGTTTCACGGCTCGGGACGTGCAGAACCTGGCGTTGGCGCAGGGCGGGAAGTGCCGGAAGTGTTTACGGTCGCTGGCGGTGACCGGGTATCACGTGGACCACATCGTGCCGATAGCGCGGGGTGGGTTGAACGTGGTGGGGAATCTGCAGTTGTTGTGTCCGAGGTGTAACTTGAAGAAGGGGTGTAAATGATGACCACAAAGGAGCAGTTGGCTGCGCGGAAGATGCTGTGATGACCCGCGATGACTACTACAACATGGCGGTAGCGTCTGGGCTGTGGCAGAGCACTCCGATCTACGATACCGCGCCGATGGCGGTATCCCTGATGCGGTTTGTGGAGATGGTGGCTGCGGTTGAGCGCGAGGCGTGTGCGAAGGTGTTAGAAGAAAACGCTAAGGCTTGCGTTAAGGATTCCCTGATGTACAAAGTACTCATGAGCAACGCCATGGCCATCCGTGCGCGAGGTGAGAAATGACGCACGACAAATGGTGGTACGAAGTCGGAAGTGGAATTAGGCCGCTTCCAAATGAAGATTTTGAAGAATTCTCCGAGCGCGTCACGCGGATTGCATGGGATGCCTCAGTCGCCGCCGAGCGCGAGGCGTGTGCGCGATTGTGTGAACAAAAGTCAGCGGTTAAGGGCGGTGAGATATTTGCGGCTCGGATCCGTGCGCGGGGGGTGAAACCATGATCTGCACGACATTGAATCGAATTCGCGAACATGATCCGTGTGTTGAAGGTTGGAAAAAACTTCTTCAGCATCTTGGCAAAACAGAAGCCGATGACGAGCCGCTGCCGTTTAGCGTCATTGTGGAATCAAACGGAATGAAAGACGCTTTGTGGGCGTGTCGCACGGTGCCTGAGCATGACCGCGAGTGGCGGTTGTTTGCAGTGTGGTGTGCAAGACAAGTGCAGCATCTGATAACCGATCAACGAAGCCATGACGCAATCAATGTCGCAGAGCGTTTTGCTTTGGGCGCAGCGACAAAAAATGAATTGGATGCGGCGCGTGGTGCGGCGTTTGATGCGGCGTGGTCTGCGGCGTGGGATGCGGCGTGGTCTGCGGCGCGTGGTGCGGCGTGGGATGCGGCGTGGTCTGCGGCGTTGGCTGCGGCGCGTGATGCGGCGCGTGATGCGGCGTGGGATGCGGCGTGGTCTGCGGCGCGTGATGCGGCGTGGGATGCGGCGTGGTCTGCGGCGCGTGGTGCGGCGTTTGATGCGGCGTGGTCTGCTCAAACAGCAGAGTTTTTGCGTGCGGTGACAGAAACGGAGTGTTGTGAGGCTATCCGTGCGCGGGGTGAACCATGACCCGCGATGAAGCAGTCAGATATGCGTTTGCCGAGTTGCATCAAACGTTCTACGACGCGCTTCACGCGCTGATGGCGAAAGTCGATGCGCGGGCAAGGGCCGAGGAGCAAGAGGCTTGTGCGAGGGTGTGTGAAGAAATGGTGGATTACGCTCCCGTTGACAAGACTCAACGTAACTACAACAAGGCGTATGAGGCGTGCGCCGCAGCCATCCGTGCGCGGGGTTCCAATGGCGCAGAGTAAGCGGTTGAACGCTGATCAGGTTGCGGAGATCCGGGGTGCGGAGCGGACGTACGGGTACATGAAGGCGTTCGCGAGGCGGTTTGGGTGTTCAATCAGGACGATTCGACGCGCACGGAGAAAGGAGGATGGGTATGCTTGATAGCGCCGGGGGACCGAGGTGTTTATGGTCTACGCGCTCATTACGTTGTTTCTGATGACGTTCCTTTCGGGACATTGGGCATTAGGGGTGTTTCTATTAGGGGTTTACCTTTGGTACGCGGAAAAAACCGATGAAAAACCCTGATGACTTTGAGAAAGCGGTGTTGTGTATGTACGCGGCGCTGATACTGATTTGCCTGATGGCGATCATGGAGATCCTTCATGTTTACCCGTAGCCGCTTAGGCTCGACCCAAGGTCAGATGCAGGACTTGGAGCGTCCGTCGCTGCCGCCGCCTGTGTGGGTAGAGGAGTTGCGGCAGGAGATCCGGGCGATGGGGGATCTGATGCGGTTGCGCGAGGCGTTGGCGGTGGCTAACCGGGACATTGAGCGGTTCCGCTTGGAGCGGGATCGGCTGCTCAAGACCCTGAAGGCCGAGCAGGACAAGGTGACTGACCTGGAGCAGGTCATAGTGAATCACATGAGGACGAGAGATGGAAAAGGCTAAGCGTGGATTGGCGGCGATGACGCCGGAGCGTCGACGCGAGGTGCAGTCGATGGGCGGTCGGGCTGTCCCACCGGAGTCTCGCGCGTATAGTAAGGACGTTAAATTGGCCCGTGAGGCGGGACGCCGCGGCGGGAATCGTAAGGCAATGAAAGAGCGCCAGAGGGCGCAGGAGGCTGAAAATGCTATTTGAAACGGCTTTGTCCCTGCTTCGCGGGGGACACTCAACGAATCGGCAATCGTGGACAGATGGTGCTATCTCGGCAGACCCGAACGACAGCACCAACATTTTGTTAACGGCATCAACGGGCGTGACCACTTGGGTCCCGACCAATCCCGACCTGTTGGCGACGGATTGGCAGCCGGGTGATGCGGTTGCACAGACCCCAGCGCCGACGGTAACGCCTGATCCGGCCCCGGTTGACCCGACTCCGACCACTACTACCACTAAGGGGAAGTAAGATGGCTACGACCAAGAAGAAAGCGGCAAAGAAGAAGTCGACGCCGAAGATGCCGAAGAAGTCGATGGGCAAGGGCCAGGGTGAGTCGCGTAACGAGTGGAACGCGGCTCAGTTTGCTGAGCAGGCTCGGAAGTCCAAGTAATGCGAGCGTGCCGCCGCCCTGGGGGGTGTCTGGGGCGGTGGTGCGTTTGTTGGAAGAAACGATGACATTTCCGCTTACGCATTTTATGCAGTTCGCCAACGCGCTTCTCATCGACACGAAAGAGAAGGGCATGGTGCGATTGGGTCAAAGCATGATGGGTACGCAGCGGTATTTGTTGCGAAACATCGTGCAAGGGTTTGAGGACGGCAAGCGGGAGTTTGTGACTCTCAAGTGCCGACAGGCGGGTATCAGTACCCTTTCGTTGGCGCTCGACCTGTTCTGGTTGCAGCGTCACAAGGGCATGACGGGTATGCTGGCAGTCCATGAGGACACGGCTCGCGACCAGTTCCGGTCGACCCTAGAGTTGTATTACGCGGGTCTCCCGGACGAGTGGAAACGTCCGATCAAGGATCACAACCGCAATCAATTAGTCCTCAGTACAGGTACAAAGTTGCTGTACCGAGTGGCGGGTACAAAGAAATCGGGCGGCGGCTCGCTGGGACGTTCGTCCGCGCCGTCGTTCCTTCACGCGACAGAGATGTCATCGTGGGGCGACCCTGAAGGCTTTGCCTCGCTCCGTGCGTCGTTGGCGCAGAAGAATCCCAATCGGTTCTACCATTGGGAATCAACGGCTCGCGGCTTCAATATGTTTTACGACCAATGGAAAGAAGCCCAGGTCGCGGTCTCTCAACAAACAATCTTTGTGAGTTGGTGGGCGAACGAGTTTTACAGATTCGCGCGCGGCACAGAGGTCTACAACTCGTATTACGGCAAAAACGGCAGGCTCACGACGCAAGAACGTGAGTGGGCAAAAGAAGTCAAAGCGCTGTACGGCATTGAGATTGATGACGAACAAATCGCATGGTGGCGATGGCTGTCTGCTGAGCAGCAGCAGGACGAAAGCATCCGGCTTCAAGAGTTTCCGTGGACGGAGACGCAGGCGTTCCAAGCGTCCGGGTCTCAGTTCTTCAACGCATCAGCGATGTCGAATCTGTATCAAGAAGTTGCGCGCCTTGAGCGGCCCGAGATGTATCGGCTCCGGTTTGGCAATCACTTTCTCAACACGGAAGTGCATCAAGCGAACAGCAAAAACTGCACGCTAAAGGTTTGGCAGAACCCTCAGAAACACGCTTTTTATGTATTGGGGGCAGATCCTGCATACGGATCGTCGGACGAAGCCGACTCGTTTTGTTGCTCTGTTTGGCGCGTTTGGTCGGACGGCTGTGAGCAAGTCGCAGAGTTTGCGGACAACACACTAACGACCGCGCAGTTCGCCTGGGTGATTGCATATCTCGCAGGCGCTTATGCGCCGTGTACATACAACCTCGAAATCAACGGCCCAGGCCAAGCGGTGTTGAACGAGTTGCAGAACATGAAAAAAGAAAAAGTGTTCGGCTCTCCAGATTCAAAGCCAATTTTGCGAGACGTGTTAAAGAATATGCGAGAGTTCATGTACCGCAAGTACGACAGTATGTACGGCGGCGCAGGCGCGTTGCATACGCAGACCACGTTTCAGATGAAAGAGCGCATGATGAACAATATGCGCGACTACATTGAGCGCGGCATGGCGCTGGTGTCGAGCAAAGACTTGCTTGATGAGATGAAAACCATTGTGCGCGAATCAGGCTCTGCGCCATCGGCATCAAGCAACGCTCGCGATGACCGCGTGGTTGCAGCAGCGCTTGCCATTCTTGCGTGGAACGATCAGGTGCGTACGCGCTTGATGTCTGTTGGCCTCACGCGCAGGTCGGACAGAGAACAACAGGAAAACGCTAATAAAACAGGCGTTGAAGTGCGAGGGCCTGCGGTCGTTCGCAGTTACCTTAAAGACATTGGCTTTCTCGTCAATCAAACAGACGCTCTCAAAACAAACGTGAGGACAGCGCGTGGAACCCGTGTCCAAAGATAGAAAAACCGAAATAGGGTACGACACAGATCTTGCTTGGAACGACGAGCATTTGTGTTACGTGTATTTCTGGCTAACAGAAAATCCTGAGAGTCCGTACAAAGGTGCGCCGTCTATGTTGTTGTCGGCGCTCAATGTCAGAAAAGAAAGTTGGGGCGACTACAAAAAACAAATGCGAAAAAGAGATTTGTGGTTGCGATACAGCACCCGCATTTGGCTGACCGCTCGCATGAAATTTGTTTTGTCTGGCGGTGTGATTCCCAGGATCGACAAACGCGACAAAAACGGCAACGTCAGAAAGTTCTCAATACTGCCTGCCGCAAACCCTGTTCCGATTCCCATACCTAATTGGTACAGAGGAACAATCAAAATGACGGCAAAGGGATTGAAGGTGTTTGTTCAAAGCGCGCATCAGCCCGCTCTTGTATCAAAAGACAAATCGCGGATTGTTAACCCATTTGGAGCAAGATGATGGCTGTACTCAAAGAATTCGCCTGCAAAGCGCACGGCCCGTTTGAGGAATGGGTATCGGGAGACGATATACCGCGGTGTCCCAAGGGCTGCTCGACCCGGTTTGTGGTCAGAGAGATACGCCAAGCACCTGCGATGCGCGGTGTGGTGACCGGAAGGCTGGATGAAATGCAGCGAGACCTTGCCGATACCTACAAATTGCGCGATTTGAAGGCCGACAAAGAGGGCGGCACAAGCATGATGCAGGAACTCCGAAAGGGTGAAAAACCGCAGGATTTCGCCGCCACTTGGGGTAAAAAGGTCAATCTAAGCGAGTTTAAGCCTACCCAGGCTATGCAAATGGCGGGTACGCTGCCTCAACCAAAACCATCTATGCTTGATGGTCGATTCAGGGGTCCATTGCCGGAGGCTTAACGTATGAAGATTCCAAAAGAGGATGTCGAGCGCTTCAACTTCTACATGGACTTGCAGGAGAAGTGCAATAACACCCGCGAGGATCGTCGCAAGACGTACCAGAACCAGCGGATGTTCTTTTTGTTTGGCGCTGGACCAGAAGGCGCTGACGGCAAAGTGGTCAACAAGATCTATCCGCACATAGATCAGTTGGCAGGACTCATGTACTCGTCGGAGACTACGCGGTTCAGCATTGACCTGCCGCCGTCGGTGTCCGACTTGAACAAAAACATGATCCCGCCGTTGATGCAGAAGTTGAATGACACTTGGCATTTGTCCAATTCTGATTTGGTGTTCTCGCAAGCGTTGCTGTGGTCGTTTGTTTACGGTTCGATGTTCGTGAAGATCCGCATCGGTCTCAACGGACAGTTTGAGCCGTACGTCGTTGAGCCGCACGACATCGGCGTGTTGCGCGAAGACGTATGCGGAATCTGGAAACAAGAAGCGTTCAGTCACACGTATTACGTGACGGTCAGTCAGATGGAGACTCAACTCAAAGAGATTGAGCATCCGCGATTGGAGTCCCTGCTGAAGGTTATCAATCCGGGGCCGCGCGAAAGTACGCCGCAGCAGCAGGTGATGGATCGCATTGAGACCAGCGCGTCTCAGCCAAACATCATCGGCAACATCAATTTCAGTCTTGACACGCCTGTTCGCTATAAGCCGCGCGTTGCGGAAAAACTCGTCAAAATGACTGAGTTGTACGTGTGGAACACCGAAGAAGGCGACTATCAGGTTGTGACGATTGCTGATCCCGGCGTGGTGATCTTTGACCGCACGCTTGATCGTATGTTCTTGAAGAACGAAGCGCCGTTCATTCAGGTTTGTCCGACGCCAGCGCATGATTACTTCTGGGGTTACTCGGAGGTAGACAAACTGATCCCGTTGCAGCGTATGCGTAACGAGCGGTTTGAACAGATCCAGCACATGATGAACTTGCAGGCTCGGCCTCCTAAGTTTGGCTCGGGTTTCCAAGGCGATGTCAGCGAAATCATGGACACGATGGATTCGCCGTCCGGTCTTGTTGTTGGCGATATGCCGGGTGCAAAACTTGAGACCGTGCAGCCAACAATTCCTGACGATCTGTTCCGAGAAATCCGGGACATAGACGCGATGTTTGAGGAAATCTCGGGCATCACAAACGTCATGCAGGGCAAGGGCGAGTCGGGTGTACGCTCGCAAGGTCACGCAGCGAACCTCGCACGCTTGGGCAGCAGCCGCGCCAAGAAGCGTGCGTTGATTGTTGAAGATCAGTTGGAAAAACTCGCGACCCTTTATCTCCAGTTGATGCAAGCCTATGACGCAGAAACACTTCGCGCAGATGACGGGATTGAGTTCATCGCGGAACAGTTCAGCAACAATTTTATTGTTAAGGTGGACGCTCACTCCAACAGCCCAATTTTCCAAGAGGATCAACGGGCGCTGGCATTTGAGTTGTTCAAGGCCAAAGCCATTGATCGTGAATCGCTTTTAGATTTGCTTGACGTGCCTATGAAGGAACTGCTAAAAACGAGACTGAGAACCAAGATTGAACCCGCTGAAGCGCAGGCTGCTCAGGCTAAAGAGCAAGCAGAAGCGCAAGGCGCTAAACCACGAGGGTCTAAGTGATGCGTCACAAGCGGTCCCATAAGCGCAAGATGAAGCGCTAAGTCGAACTCAGGACATAAGGGGTTGGCTATGCAACACAGGAGACACGCACATGGCTAAGCGTCGTGGTGGTCGCAAGCACAAGCGCAAGTAATGCGGTCTGCCGTAGCGGTCTAACCCCCCATCATCCCTAGACTCGCTCCGGTATATCCGTCGTGCAGGCCGCAGCGCCCTAATCGCTGCGGCTTTTTTGTATCTGTTGACTTTGTAATTTCGCGAGGTATAGAAAGATTCCCATGAGCGTACCACCTGAAATTGCACAAGCACTTAGTGGCGGCGGCGGCGCTCCCGGCGGCGCTCCCAAGGCTCCGGGTCCGTCAGCGGCCCCTATGATGACTCCGCAACCCAAGCAGGGTAACGAAGCGGGTGGTCGAGCCGATGTTCAAGTGATGATCAAAAAACTGACGATGACGCTTCAGACGTTCCCACCGGGAACGGAACAAGGCGACGCCGTTATGAAAGCCATAACGACCCTGACGAAGGCGTTTGGCGAAACGTCCGGTAAGGACAAAGAACTCATGCCTGCGGAAATCGCGCAGGCTGTTTCGGGGCTAGCAGGCCCCGGCAAGCCGCCTCCGGGTCTCCCGGCTCCGGCTGGTCCAGCCCCTCTCCCAACACCAATGTAAGGAAGCGCCACCATGCCAGGTGATCGTTTATTTGATCCTTCGTCCTCGCTCAAGATCCGTGATCCGCAGGACAACGCCAGCCCGAACGACCAGATCCGCAACCCGCCGCGCTACATGGAATACGGCGGTCTTGAGTCCGGTCGCGCTCGCGGCTTCTTGCTCAACGGCTTCAAGATCCATAAGCCGGGGCAAACTCAGTCAAACGTGCCTTTTGATAAAAAGCGCACCACGAAGGGTCGGTAAAGGTTAGTAAGGGGTATTTGACATGGCTCTAGAAGATTTGTCGGAGGCCGATCAGGCCAAAGCGCTTGCGCTGTACAATTTTGTGCAGGGCAACCCGGACGTTGCTAAGACTGTCCGCAAACTGGCTCGGGAAAAGAACCCGAATATGCCTGTGCCTGATACTGACGTTCTTGAAGACAAGTTCCAGTCAGAAGTGGAAGCACTTCGCGCTGAACTGAAGAAGCGAGACGAGCAGGCTACCGAGCATCTTCAATCGCAGCGCCGTGCCGAAGCCCACGCCAAGATTCGGTCGCAGGGGTTTGATCCAGAGGATGTTGAGAAGGCAATGATCGCCAACAAAATTGGCGATTACGACGTTGCCGTCAAGTTCCTCCGTCAAGAACGTGAACTGGCTCCGGCGACTCCGGAGTCGGTCACGCCAATGTCGATGCCTGACAACAAAGAACTTTGGTCCGACAAGAACCGATGGGCTAAGAGTCAGGCATTTGAAGCGGTCAACGAACTCCGTGCGAAACGGATGGGCGTCAGGTAATAAAACACTTGGCTGCGGCGGGGTGTGCTGGCAGCGTAAACTTTGATTCAGGAGTAAACGAAAATGCCAGTATTTGGACAAGGCATCGTCCCGGCAGCGGGTCCGATTGCCAACGAACTTACGTACGTCACCCGCCGTGCGTTTATCCCGAAGATGGTTGTGCAGTTGTACCAGTCAAGCCCGGTCATCGCGGCTTTGCTGGCAAACTCGCAGACTGCCTCGGGTGGTGTGTCGAGCGTCTCGGTTCCGGTTCAGGGCCAGCCGTTTGTTAACACGCAATGGTCGGACTATTCAGGTTCGTTCAACCAGCCGCAGGCTCAGCAGGGCGCGTTCTTGGCTGAATTCAACCTCAAGTCGCTGATCACGCCGATCCCGTTCCTCGGAATGGAAGGCGCGGTGCAGATGGATCACGCGATCATCCCGCTGATCGAAGCGCGTATGAACGACGCCACGAACAGCATGGTCGATGCGATGGCGAACGCGTTGTACAACAACACCTCGTCCACGCAGCAGTTACTTGGACTTCCCGCCGCAGTTGACGACGGAACGAACACAGTTACCTATGGCAACATCAACCGAGCAGCCAATTCGTGGTGGCAGTCCAAGACCTATTCCACCTCGGGCAACCTGACTCGTATCAAGGCAATGCAGTACATTGCCGCCGCCCAGAAGTACGGTTCGGAAATGCCGACGTTTGGCGTTGTTGGTATTGCGACCTACCTTGGTCTCGCCAACGACATTCAGGCGATTGAGTCGTACCAGATCCAGCCGGGTCAAGGCTTTGATAGTGACGGCGACCGTCCGCGCTCGCTGTTCCGCGCCATCGACATTGCTGGCGTGCCAATCTACGCCGATCCGTACTGCCCAGAAGGTACGCTGTACCTCCTCAACAGCAACTACCTCAACCTGTACGTTCACGACCAAGCGTCGTTCGCGTTCACGGGCTTTGAGTCGCTGCTGTCCAACTACCAGTTGGGCTATGTCGGCGCTGTTCTGACCTTGTGCGAACTTGTGCTGACGAAGCCCAAGACCTGCGTCAAGGTATCGGGCCTCGCTCAGCCGTTGCCCATCTAATAACCTTGGACTGGAGAAAGCCATGTCAGACTTAAAGATTGCAGTCCCTGGTAATGACTACCAGACTGAATTGACCATTTCGACCATTCAGCGTTCGATTTCGTCGTGGACCTCGCTTGGTGCAAACATCATCAAGGTCACGATGTCGGCCGCTCATGGTTGGTCGCAGACGCCGACCGCGCCTGAAGCGCCCGTTCTGTTTGTGAAAATGGGCGGCACGATTACGACTAGCACGGGTACGGGTACGGCTCAGGGCCAGATTTTCCGCGTCCTCGTGATCGGCACGGGTTCCAACTCAATCACGATCAACGGTACGACCACGACGCTTCTGACCACGGACATCGTGATCTACTCGACCGTGACCACCGTATCGCTCACCAGCGCCACGTGTTCGCCTGTGTATTTCCCGGTATTCCAGGCTTCGCTTTTGTCCTCGGCTGCGACGTACAACCCGCAGTTGCAGGCAGGCACGACCTGGCCTCTGTACGGTTCGGCGCAATGCGTCAACTTTACGGCTTCGACCAACGTGACCGGGTTCTACAACCCAGACAACACGCTGGTTCCGTTGGACGCTTCGTACGGCAACACTCCGTCGACGGTTCCGACTGTGCGACCGTTTGTTTCGGTTTCGACGGCGGGTCAGTTGCGGTTTGGTCCTGGCGACTATTTTGTCGCGTCGACCACGACGGCAGGCACGACTTACGTTTCAATTGTTGAGTAATTAAGGCAGGGGTGCTGACATGAATGATGGAATTCTGGATACGTCTGACTACGTGCGCGTTGTAAACAACACGGGCGTGGACATCAAAGGGATGTACGACGGAAAGGTCTATTTGTTCAAGGTTGGCGCCCCTACCGATCTTCATGTGATGGCGGCTCGTCACATTTTCTGTTTTGGCCTTGATAACAAGACCAATTGCTTTCATCGTTTGGGTTGGCTGGAAGGCCGCACGTACGATCAGGCAATGGATATGCTTAATGCCATCTCGTTTGAAGAAGTGACGCTGCCTGTCCCCGATATTTCGCCTAAAAAGCGAACCAAGATCAGCAAACCGACACCCCTGGTAAATGCTGGTGTGGATGACGGGGAGGAGGATTCGTCCTCCTCCCCTTCTGAAGCCACGGGGACGTTCGGGGATCTGTAACGTGTGGAGTCTGAGCGGTGCTGACCACCTACATCACGCAAGTGCAGCGGTTGCTGCATGACACTTCCGCTCAGTATTGGTCTACTGCCGAACTGACTGACTACATCAATGAGGCACGGAATCGAGTCTGCAAAGACACCCGCTGCCTCCGTCAGTTAGCAACAAGCATCACCCTGACCAGCGGGGTTGAGCAGTACACCCTGTCGACGATCCAAGGTTTGTTGCCGTCTAGTTTGACGGGATACACCATCGTCGACATCATGGGCATCACGATCTACTGGGGGACTACGCGCATCAAACTTGCGTATCTTCCGTGGACTCGGTTTGATGCTCAGTTTCGGTATTGGCAGACCATGCAGTCCCGGCCTGTTTGTTTCAGCAGGCTTGGCATTACCAGCGTGTATGTTGGCCCAATCCCGGATCAGGCCTACGTCAGCGATTGGGATGTAAACCTGATTCCCCCTCCGCTGACCACCGATTCCACCCCGGAACCGATCACGGAGCCGTGGACAACGGGCATCAAGTATTACGCTGCGTACCTTGCCAAGTTTAGGGAGCAGCAGATGCAGGAAGCAGAAGCGTTCTTGCAGATGTACAAGCAGCACATTCTTGTTGAGACGAAAGCATGGCAAAATCGGGTCATTCCTGATCCATACGTCAAATAAGAGGTTTCTATGCCCCCACCCGCAGGTGATAACGCGCAAAAGGGCGAAAGAAACCCGGTCACGAAGATTTTTCGTGAATTCAATGGCATCAACACAAAGAACGACCGTACTGCGATTCCGGCTGAGACGTTCTTTGATCTCGTCAATCTCATGCCGATTGGCGCGTCGAACCTTCACTCGGTTCCAAGCCCGACGGCGCTTGTGTCGTTCACGCCGACGATCTATCGGTTTCAGTACGCCAACATCAACAACACCGACTACCTGATCTGTTTTGGTACGGACGGGTCGGTGATTGCGTACAACATTGCCGCCAACACGCAAGCCACGATTGCCGCGGCTGGAACCTTGTCTGGGTCTGCCAGCAAGATGGATCAATGGAAGAACCAAGCGGTTCTCGTTGTGGACACCAACGGGTATTTCTCTTGGGATGGAACTACGTGGTCATCAATTGGCGGCGGTATTTTGCCGTTGCATCCATTTGTTAACCCCGACATTGCGGTGTACAACGGATACGTTTGGATCTATTCCAACCGTTTCTTGTACATCAGCAACCCGAATCAGTACAGCACATCGACCGGAACGCCGTTAAGCACAACGGGTACTTGGTCATCGGGATCTACGACTATCACGGTTAACCAAGCGGCAAGCGCGTTAGGAAACATTGTTGTTGGATCAACCGTTACTGGAACAGGCATTGCAGCAGGCACAACGGTTACGTCTGTTAACTTAACAACTGGCGTGATTGGCTTAAGCGCGGCAACGACAAACAGCAGTCCCGCTCAATACGCAACAACGGCTACGTTCGGAACAGGCGAAAACGTATTGGTCGTGGGATCTGCAACGGGAATTCAAGCCGGGTCATTCATCACGTCTACGGCTCAATCTGCCAATTTGCCTCCAAACGCCCAGGTTGCGTCGACTTACATCACAGGCAGCACAACGGTTCCGATCACGGGCCAAACGACTGGAACGAACAAGTCAGGGTCTGTGTATGTGTTTTCAAACTACCAAACCATCACGTTTAGCACCGTAGACAGCGGCTGGGATCTTGCTGGTGGTTCCGTCGTTCAATACCTGACCGATCCTCAGTACCGAGGTCAAGTCACGCGCTTGCTGTCGGCAAACGGGTATCTGTACCTGTTCAGCAAGTCATCCATCTTTGTCATATCGGATGTTTATGTTCCAAGCGGTTCTGTCGCGCCTGTGTTCAGCATTGTTAACGTACAAGCGCTTATTGGTTCTGACCAGCAAATGTCTGTATTTGCTTTGGACCGCCGACTCTATTTCGCAAACCCGTATGGGTTCTATGCTCTTCAAGGTGTCACGGCCCAAAGAATCAGCGAATCCATCGACGGAACAATTCAATACCTTGATCCTACTTTCACGGTCTCAGGCGGAACAACTCAAGTTTGGAACATCGCGCAAGCCGCGTTCTTGATGAAACAAACAAACGATCCCGTGTTTGGAACGAGGATCGTGCTTGCCTGTTTTTTTGATAACAAATGGTGGTTCTATCAGCCACCTACTGGGTGCACGTTTGTCGGATCTGGCATGGCTGGAACAAACACAAACGTGCCAAGTTTGTTTGCGTTGATTAACAATCAACTTTACCGTTTGTTTGCCAACACCAGTTCTAGTCCGGCGACCAGTTACAAGACGGCGCTGTGGTCAATGGACAACTCGCTTGCCGACAAAGAAGTGTTCCGCGCTGGTTTTGAAGTGTCGGCTCCATCTGGTATCGGCTCGACGTTTACGTTGACGCTCGACACGCCAAATCAATCGACCAACCTGAATCCGACTACCGGAACGCAGAACATTGCCTGGATAAACAATTCCAGCAGCACGGTTCTTTGGACTAACAATAGTTCAGCAACGGTTTCTTGGTACAACGCGACGTACGCGCTGTACTTTGCTGACGGCTTGGGCGGCTATGGCAAGTATGTCGGCATGACGTTTACGTCGACTGCTGGATCGCCGTTCTCGCTTACGTCTGTCTCTATGGACTTCACTTACAGAAAGCGGTGGTAACAATGACTTTCCCTAACGCGCTTGTGCCAAACACGTTTGCCAGTCAGGCGGGGCCAATTCCATTGGCTCAGTTGGACGCAAACTTTACGTCGCTTCAGACGGCGATAAATTACGTATCGACCGCCACCAAAGCGGCTAATACGTCTCGGGCAAGCAATGTCGTTCTTGCTAACGACCCGGATCTTGTTTACGCCGTTCCAACAACAGGCACGTACAGAATTGATGCCTATCTGTATTACAGTTATTCCGACCATGGCGGCTTTTCGCTCAATCTGAATTACAGCGGCGCATTTACGTCGGGTGCTGGTGGTTCAAGTTTTGTGTCGGCTGGTGGATCAGAAATTCAAGGTAACGGGTTTTTAATTCAAAACTCGCAAACCACATCGGCTACATCGTACAACTTAACGACATTGGGATCGTACGCTTCAATTTTCACTCTCAGCGGTGTGTTGATTGCTACGGGCGCGGGAAATCTAGGGTTGTCGTGGGCGCAGGCTCAATCAAACGCAATCGCTACCATTCTTTACGCAGGCTCTTACCTTTCGGTAACGAGGGTGCTGTGATCGACTGGCATGAAATAGCGATGGGCGCGATTACGCTCGTGATGGCTATCATGGGCTGGGGCTTGTCGCGTTTGTTCCAGAAGATCGACGAGTTGGAAGATGACATGAACAACTTCCGCAGCGGCGTCTATCAGCGGTATGTGCAGCGCGAGGACTATCGCGCCGACATTGCTGAAATAAAGGCTATGCTTGGCAAGATCTTCGACCGCCTTGATGACAAGGTGGACAAGACGTGATCGTCACTCCGTTCGGTGATCTGAACTACGGCAACGACATCGGCTTACAGTCGTGGTTAGCCGCGCACGATCAGCGTCACCGTTTTGAGTTGCAAGTCATTGCGCTGAAAGGCGCTGCGCTGACTTACGCTGGACTTGATACTAAGATCGACTCGGACTGGTTTGGTCGGCATATGCTGTACCACATCGGGATGCTTCGATTCGGCGTCAACGATGACACCGTGTCGGCGCAATTGCTGGAAATGGAGTGGGATAACCCACAGAACTTTCAGGTTTGGCATCAAATGCACAATGACCTGCACTCGGTTCTAGATCAGAGCCTGGGGATCAGCAATGCCACTTAACGAAACGGCTCTTCAAAAATCCACGACTCAGGTTGGGATCAAAGATCCCGGCACGACGATTCCGTCGGTCCAAGGGGTCAGCAGTTCGTCGTATCCGACCCCGACGCCGACCAAACAAGCAGGCGGCGGACTGGACAGAGATCGAGGCCACGGAGACGCGAACGCCGTCGATCCGTCGAAGATGGGCATGACCCTGGATCAATGGGCGTACCTCAACTGGCTTGAAGATGGCGGCCCTCGGCTCGAATACGACATGAACGGCAACCAGATCCAGAGCGGCTGGGACAAAGCGTTAGAGGCGCTTGCGTTTGCAGGCGCTGGAGCGGCGTTTGCGCCTGCCATTTTTGGAGCAGCAGGGGCAGCGGGAGGCAGCGCCGCTGCTACCGTTCCCGACGTTGCCGCTTCGACGGCTACGGCTGGTGAAACGGCGGCTGAGACGGCGGCTGTCACTTCAGAGAGTCTTGCGGCAAACACGGGCACGCTGCTGGCTTCCAATACTGCCGCCGGGGCCGTGTCTGACATTGGCGCGACCTTGGGGTCGAGCGGCGTCGTTTCGTCTGCGGACGTTGCGGCGTCTGTTGCTGATGCGGCGGCTGGCACGGCAATACCCAGCGTTGCGGCGTCTGCCGCGCCGTCGTTCATTCAGACCGTGGCGACCAGCGCCCTGAAACAGGGTGTGATGAACTCGGTCATTTCGGCGGTGACAGGCGGCAATCCGCTCAAAGGCTTTGAGCAAGGTTTGCTTTCGGGCGGCATAGGCGGCGCTATAGGCGCTGGCTTGAACGCTGTAGAATCCTCCACAGGCGCTCTGGACGCTCTGGGGAACACGGGCGTCAAGGCGGTCAATGCGGCGCTCTCAGGCGGCGCTACGGCGGCTATTCTCGGCGGCAACCCGCTGAAATCGGCTTTGACGGGTGGCGCTGGGTCTTTGGCTGGCAGCGCTCTGTCCAACATTATGGGTAATTCGTCGACGGTCAACCTTGGTGGCGGCGTCAAGTTCGACGTTGCAGGAACCATTGGTTCGTTTGCCGGGGCGTCTGCCATCAACTCCATATTGGGCGGCAACAAAGCCACCGGGTCGGCTGGAACCTCGGGTGCGACAGGCAATGTAACGACCCCTGGGGCTACCGGAGGCACAGGCGCGACGGGTACGACCCCAGCATCGCCCATCGGTTACACCGCTCCGCAGACGGTGAACCCCGGAAACATCACATATCCTAGCGTCCCGTTCTATGGAGTAGGATACGGCGGTGGAGGAGGCGGTGGTCAAGAACCATCCGGTGACGATTACTCCTATTGGGGTGACGATCAGAAGAAAATGAAGCAACTGATGGCTGCGTTGCAGCAACAAGGTGAAAGTTATGGCTGATCCCAACGCTCTCGGCGCAGCAGTTACCGCTCCCTCTAGCACGGGCGGTGGCGTGACCATCAATTTAGGCGGTTCAGGCGGTGGCGGCGGCTCCTCATCGGCAGGATCAGGCGCATCTGGCCCGGCAGACCCTGGGGCGAGCCTCTTAGGGACTCTGGGCGCGGGATACAGCGTCTATAACGCGATGAGTCAGAACAACGCTCAGTCAAATATGTTCAACGCGATCCGACAACCGTCGGTTAACGCGGGAACAAATTACCTTAACAATGCCACTTCTGGCACGTTAACCCCGGCACAATCCGCTCAGTACAACACGCAAGCCAATCAGGCAGCGACGCTGGCGAATCAAGCCAGCCCGTACCTGAACGCCGCCAATCAGGGACTTCAGCAGTATCAGGCTGGTCAACTCCCGGCTTGGCAACAGCAGCAGTTGGACAATCAGACCGCCGCCGCCATTGCTCAGGCACGGGCGTCAATGGGTGCAAACGTCGACAGCAGCACGATGGCGATGATTGAGTCGCAGATCAGAAGTCAGGCGTCGATCACGCAGGGCCAGTTGCTCCAGCAGAACCTGCAAACCAGCGAGACGCTGTACAACCTCGGCGCTACGACCCAAAACGAGTCGTTTGCGCTGATGAACGCCGCCAATCAGTCGGTCATTACCAACTTGCAGCAGGACTTCTCCAACGCGATGGCGGCATTTACGCAGGGTGATTCCGCGACTGCCAACATGATCAACACGCAATTGCAGAACGACCAGCGGCTCAGTTCGGCCTTGGACAAATTGATCAAGGGTTTGTCGAGTTCGGGCGCTATCACGTCGCTGTCAGGCTCAAACGGCAGCGTGATGGGCGCGCTCAAGAACCTGATGGGCATGGGTGACGGCACCCCAAGTTACGTCACTTCCGGTCAGTATCAGACCGATGTGTCGCAGTATCTGGCGTCTAACCCGCTTCAGGGTACGTCGACGATGGCTCCGGCTGATTGGGTGGCTTCTTTCGCGCCGACCGATTACGGAACGGTTGATTCCGTTACTTACGATTCCTCGGGGGGCTAATCATGGCTACCAACGCAGAAGATGCAGTTCCGACCGTAGACCCGAATTTGCCCGATGCGCTGATGAGCAGCGGCGACCCGTTTGAGGTCATGGCGAAGAAGGAAATGCAGGGGTCACAGCAGTTCGCCGCCGCTCAGCCGGACTATCAAACGTCGGTTGCCAGAGAGGCTCGGGAACAAAAAATTGTCAATCAGTCCTCGGAAAACATTCAGGGGTTTTACGGCAAAATGCCGAAGCCGCCGGAAGATCCGACGAAACAACTCCAGAACATCCCCGCAATTAAGGATGAGTCGGCCTACGCACAAAGTGCGACGCCCAGCCTGATGCTTGTTTCGGTTTTGGGCGGTTTTTTGGGCCGCAAAAATGCGTATGTTGCCCTTGAAGCCCAGGGTTCAGTCCTTGAAGCACTCCAGCAGGGCAACGAAAAGCGTTATCAGCAGGCCAAAGAGGCCCACGACAACGCTGTTTCTAAGATCATGGACGAGCATAAGATCGCGATGGATGTCTACAAGACCACCCGCGACGCGCTCAAGGACAACATCGACTCTGAACGGACGGCGATGGATGCCGCCATGACTGCCATCGGCGCTGAGCGTAAGACTCAGACAACGCTGATGAAGCAATACGAGTCGATGTACCAAAATATTGTCAAGCAACTGCGGGACAGGCAGGAGAAAGAAGCGACCATTGGCCTGCGTCGGGAAGCGCTGGAACTGCGAAACAAACTTGGCACAGCGAATACGGCGCTGCGTTGGGCAAAAACAGACAGCGATAATCAGGCGTTCTCATCTTCTGTTTCCAACAACCTGCAAGACTTGCGAGACGCCAAGGCGCTTTGGGACAACATCAAAAACAAACTTGGGCTGCAAGATTCTGCGCCGCTTGCGCCAGACATCATCAACAAGATCAGCGCGACGTTCAATCAAGATTACGCGAAAATGTCTCAGCGCTTGATGGACATGACGGGTCAGAACCTTGCGACGCAAAACGCAGGTCTGACTTCGGGCGCTCAGCGTATTCAGAAGGTCGAAGTTGCCGAGTTGGCATCGTTGCCGGGACTTCAGGGCAAAACTATTGCTCAGATTGAAGAATCCCTTGAACACATGATCAAAAAGACCGAATACGCGCAACAAATTGCAGATCACAAAACGCAGTATTGGCAAGAGTTTGGCGATCAATACGGCTTGAGCAGACGCGGCGGCAGCGGCGGCGGTCAGCAACCGTCTGGGGGAAAAACATACACCCAAGAAAAACTTCAAGCGTATGCAGATGCTCATAACATGACTGTGCAAGCAGCCGAAAGTTACCTACAAAGCCAGGGTTACGTAAAAGGCAACTGAAATGATCGACATTAGCGATCTCCCGCCTCCTCCCTCTAGCCGGAACCGGACAGGTGCGCCGAGCGTCGATATTAGCGACTTGCCGCCCCCTCCAGCGGCGACGGCTACTGGCGAGTGGGAGGACAACGCGCGATTGCCGGAATTGCCGCCAATAGACGCAGGCAAGCCCAGCACTTTAGACAGAGCAGAAGATGTTGCTGAGTTCGGCGCGGGCATGGCTTATGGCGCGGTCAAAGGCGGGGCCAAAGGCGTCTGGGGCGCGGTCAAAGAGATCCCCCAAGATGCTTGGGAGGTCGTTAAGTTCCTTGGAACCGACTCTGTTTTGCCTGACGGAACGCTAAATCCAGACGCCCAGAAGTATCTGGACGATTGGTTTGGCATGAAGAAGTTCTACGAAGGCGGTAAAGAAGCGTATGAAGGCGTTCGCAACTTCATGGCGATGCCTGCGTCTCAGCGCGAAGAAATCATCAATCATCTAAAGCAGCAATACAACGACAAATCGTCGTTTCAAAAGGGTCAGTTGTTTACCGAAACGGGCGCTGAAATCGGCGCATCGTTTATGACCCCAAGTTTGTTGAAAAAAGGCTCTCAGGTACTGAAAGCGCCGTCGAAGTTATCGGGCCTGATCGAATCGACGCGCGGGGCGGTTCGCAAAGCCGAATCTGAAGTCACGACCGCTCAAGAAGGCGCTAAGCAGGCTCAGGGCGTTTACTTTACGCAGGCTTCTAAGGCTGAAGCAAAAGCGGAAGCGCTGAAGCAACAAGCAGAGCAATACGCTCACGATCTGGTCGCCAAAAAGCATGGCGAAGGATTCCCTGTTGCCGACAACATTTCGACGCCTGCGGGCGAGACGCTTCCGGCAACAGCAAACAGGGTCATCACAGAAGCGCTGGCAACGACCGACAAGGCCAGAGCGGAAGCCGGATCGTTAATTCAGGACTGGGAGACCGAACTGGACTCCCGTCAGCAGCAGAATCCCGGCGGTTTCTGGGGATCGACGGTCGGCAGAGAGTGGCGTCGCAAACTTGATGTGCGTTTGTTGAGACGAGAACCTCGTCCGGGCGAGCCTGTCCCTAAGTTTGCGCCGTCTCAGAGCGAAAAGTCGTTTATTGAATCCAGTTACGAGCGTATTCGCGGTCGAGAGATTCCCGGCATCGGTCGAAGAATCCCGGTGACGGCAAAGACGCTGCAAAATGAGATCGAAGAAGCGGGCGCTGAGATCGAACGGATCAGAAAGAGTTCTGGCAGCAAGAACAAGATCCAAGAAATCATCGACTACCGCGAAAGTCTGATCGAAGCGATTGAGAAGTACACAGGCAAGACATACCCCCGTGCGCCTTACAAAGAGGCCGCTCGGGATATGCGCCGCGTCATGGACACCATTGGAGCGAAGAAACTTCCTGCGCTTGAACCGGGCGGTCCTGCTCGGTGGAAGTTCAACAGCGACCCCAAAAAATTGTTTGCGAGCCAGGAATCGTATCAAGCGTTAGTTGAGGTTGTTGGCGAACAGACCGCCAATACCCTGGCTGAGCGGTACATATCGAACTCGCTCAAAGGCAAAGGCCCGGAACAAGCCGTAAAATGGCTGACCGAACAGAACTGGCTTGGACAAGCGTCGCCACAAGCGTTTGAAAAGGCGCTGACGTATGTTGACGGTCTTGCCATCAATGCCAATGACATCAAGACCCAAGTTGCTATTGCCAAGGCAAGCCACGAAGCGGTCAAGCGGTTTGGCACTCAAATCAAGAAGATGGGCGAAGATCGCGTCGGTGTTTTGCGGAAAGTTCAACAAGCGCTGTCGGGCAAGACTGGGCAGGCGATGCTTCAGGATTGGTACGACCTCGTGCCTAACGTAAGCAAAAGCGGCGCTATGAAGGATGAACAAATCCAACAAATGACGCGCGAGTTGCAGCAGATCGCTAAGATCCAAGACGCATCGGAGCGGAACAAGAACTTGGTCAAACTTGCCGCCAAGTATTCAGGCATGGGCGCAGGCGCGTTCGGTGCCGAAAAACTCTTTGGGATGTTCTAATGGCTAAGCAAGACGATCTGGAAGAAGGCCGGAAGTTGATTCAGACGCTGATGAAGTCGGCTGACAACTTTGAGGACAAACTGAAGGCGTTTGATCGCTGGGTCAAGTTCCAGGATTTGATGCAGCGCCGCAAGTCGGGCGCTATGGGTTCAGGTTTTGAGGATCTGAACGAGTCGGTAAGCGATATATAAGGGGTGTTTATGGACGGTGTTGAACTGTTGACGGTGATTCACGCGGCGACCCGCATCCTTGCGGTTCGTGTGATGACTATGGTATGCCTCGTCATGGTTTTCGGGCTATTCTGCTGGGCAATGTACCTCGGTACGCCTGTTGCGGTAGCCACGGCGGCGGGGTTTGGACTCATCATTTTCCTGCCTGTGCTTGCCACAGACCGCAGGACTGGAGGCGGCAATGGTACGGAAAGTTAAGTCTACGGAGTCGATGGAAGGCGCTATTGGCGAGATGAGCCGGAAGCAGGCTCTGCGCGTCAGCGGCGGCACGGTGCTGCGGTGGAAGGAGCCGACGAGCAATCGCGCTCTGTTCAACACGCAGTTCGTTCACGACTACAGTCAGTTTCAGAAACTGACGCCCGACATTCGTAAGGGCATCCTGATTGAAGCCAGCAGCGGCCCGAAAAAGAGTAAGACTCGTTCGGATGACAACCGCCAGTCGATCAACCCGTCCTGCAACCGCTCGCAGGTGTTCGGCTCGATGAAGGGCGTGTTCTTAGGTTCGTCCAGCGATCAGAAGGGGAATTACTAATGGCTCTGACAGGCGCGTTTTTGCCACAGGCCAACACGGTCAACGTGGCGATCAGCAACACGAGTGCCAACGTCGCGTTGGGCGCGGTGTTTGGCACGACGGGCAACCAGGTGCGCGTGCATAACTCATCGTCCAGCACGGTGTTTGTTGCGTTTGGCGGTAACAACACGGTGACGGCTTCGGTCTCAACCAGTTTGCCGCTGCCTCCCGGCGACGTTGAAGTGTTCACGACGCCGCAGGGCACGACGTACATCGCCGTGATCGCAGCCGCTGCTGGCGGCACTCTCTACGCCACCTTGGGAGAAGGCGTGTGACGGTACGTTATCTGGGCTACAAGGCAGAGCGTCGGCGGCGGTATAACTCGCAGCCTGCTCCTGTGTTTACGCAGGACTTCACCACGGGTGGTGGAGGCGCTCTGCCGCCCGGATCGACGTTCAGTCGGGGTACTATTGGCACGCTGTACAACTCGCAGGGGTTGGTGGCGTATGCGCCGAGCAATTTGCTGACGTACAGCAACACGTTCAATAATGCGGCGTGGGTTGCGTCTGGCGGCGTCGCAGCGTTAACAACTAACGTCGTTGCTCCTGACGGCACGTTGTCTTACATATTTGTCTCATCAAACGCCAACGCCGTTTTGTTTCAGGTTGTGACAGGACTGCTGACGGTTGGTCAGACTTACACGTTGTCGTTGTATGTTCTTTCTTCGGGCACGCCAATCACGTCGCAGTTGTCGATTTACTATAACGCCGGTTCTGGCTACGATGCGGTAAAGACGTTTACCACGTCAAACACATGGCAGCGCGTCACCCTGACATTTACGGTTGTTACGACAACTGCGCCGCTTTGGTTTACCTTGGGTGGCAATGGAACGCTGCCAATCGGCGCATCTTTGTACATTTGGGGCGCTCAGTTAGAACAAAGCCCCACCGCCACCACCTACACGCCCACGACCTCTGCTGCCGTCTACGGCCCTCGGTTCGACTACGATCCGGGCAACGTGTTGCAGCAGAATTGGTTGTCGTATTCGCAACAATTTAACAATGCAGCGTGGAGTAACTCCCATACAACGGTTTATCCAAATACGCTGCAAGCGCCGGATGGAACGTACACCGCGTCAACAATTACGAATACTGTTGGACAAAATTCTTACATAGTGCAAGGAACACCCGTTTCTGTTCCCGTAGGAACTGCGTATGTGATGTCTGTATACCTTCAGCAATTAGTGGGCAACGGACTTCTTTATCTTGAAAACATTGGCGCTGTTGGAATATCCCCTGTTACTGTCAATTTGTTGGCGGGGACTATTTCCACCGGAACGCTTACGCCCGTTGGGAATGGATGGTATTTGGCCTCATGGCCTACCACAACAACTGCTTCCAGTCCGAACCCGCATTTTGTGATGTACATGAACTTCTACGGCGCTTCAACGTCGGCACAAAGCGTGGGTGTTTGGGGCGCACAAGTTAGCGTGTCATCGGCTCAGTTGCCCTACCTCGCCACCACCTCAACTCCGCAAACCGTCTGCGCCCCCAAGGGCTTGCTGATTGAGGAAGGAAGGACGAACACGGTTCTTTGGTCAACCGCAGTTGGCGGCACAAACGGTTGGACACAAACCGGCGCAACAACCGCTGTAAATTCAAGTACAGCACCAGACGGCACAACAACTGCATCGTTGATTTCGGAAGATACATCGGTTAACGCGCAACACGCGGTGTACGGGGCGACAACTGTTTCTGCGTCTACAGCAATTGCTTTGACTTGCTATATCAAAGCATCGGGTAGAAGTTACGCCTACATTCAGTATAACGACAACACAAGCGCAAACGATGCGTGGACATCGTTCAACCTGACTACGGGCGCTGTTGTCACGGCTCCAACAATTTTGGGCGGCACGTTTACAAATATGGCGTCTAGTGCCGTCAACGTCGGCAACGGATGGTTCCGCGTAATTTTTACGTTGACTACAAACACCGTAGCCAACGGCACATTTTACATAGGGTCGTCACCAGACGGAGTGCAACGTCTTTTTACAGGATCGGGTGCGGCGGCAATTTATGTTTGGGGCGCTCAATGCGAGGCAGGCGGTTTTGCCACCTCCTACATCCCAACCACCACGACGGCGGTGACTAGGAACAATGAGTCTCTGACGATAGCGAGCATCCCTTGGTACAGTTCAACGGCGGGTAGCGTCGTTATTCAGTTTGATACCAACGGAATCCAATCAACAGAAACCATTTACCCGGGCATCTTTTCGTTCAACAACGGCACGTCAACCGTTCGCATCGGGCAATTCGTTGCCTACAACAACGGCATCTCAACGCTCCAGCAGGGTACGGCAGGGCCGTCCGTTGCGGCGATTGGCAATACGCTTTTGGACAACACCGTCTACAAAACCGCATCCACATGGACGGTGGGCAATCAGTCTCTATGCGTCAGCGCAGGGACTGTTTACTCGGTGGCTAACGCATCACTCCCGGCGGCAACGCAGTTGTATTTGGGGCAGTTTGACAACCCGTTGAACGGTCACATCCGCTCGTTCAGTTACTTCAACTACGCGCTGACTAACACGCAGTTGCAGCAGGTCACGACGTAATGCCTACCGTCGTTCACGGCCCGTTCAACACATCCGGTACGGACACGGCACCGGCCAACACCACTGCCGTCACCATTCAGTTGTGGGGTGCAGGCGGCGGCGGTGCGCGTGACACGGCAGGTAACGTCGGCTCTTCCGGTGGCTCTGGCCCGTACATCACCCAGACGGTTGCGTGTACCCCCGGTACGGTGTTCACTCACACCATTGTCGTGGGTGGCCTCGGGCGAACGGGTACTGACGGCCCCGGCGCTCCCGCTCTTGCCGCAACAACCTGTACTGGCACAGTCACAAGCGGAACAATCGCCCTCAGTTGTGCGGCAGGGCCAGGTGGCCCGATTCTGGGAACAGCGCCGACTGCGGCGGTCGCCACAAGTACCGGAACAGCAACCCCCGCTGCGGTCGCCACAATCGGCAACGTCTATGCGGGTACGGTTAATTCCAACGGCCCCGGCGCTCCCAATGGCGGCGGCGACCAGACAACCGCAGGCGGCGTGGGTACAACCCCCGGCGGTGGCGGCGCGGCGTGGCAGAACACCTCCGCAGGCAACGGCGGTAACGGCGCTCCGGGGCAGGTGACGTACACTTACACCACAAGCGGCGGCACGACCGCTCTGATGTACTATCAATCCAATCGACTCATTGCAATCTAGGAGAATGACATGGCTGGCAACGGTTTAATGTATATCGCTTCGTTCAATAACTTGTCAGTGACCAACGCCGCGCAAGATCTTTGGCAGGTGACGGCGGCAACGACCGCCTCGGTATTGATTCACTCGGTGCGCGTCACGTTCACCCCGACCATCACCTCGGGTGTGGCGCAGGACGCTCGTTTCACCATCGGTTGGGCGCTGCGAACCGCTGCCGGATCGGGCGGTACTGCCGCGACCACGACCACCACGGGCGGTACGCAGTTGGCTCCGGTCAACAAGCGCAACAGCACGGCCCCGGTTTCAACGTGGACTCGCCAAGTCACAACCATCAACGGCGTAGGTAACACGCTGACCTCGGACAACGTGTCGGTCATCGTTCCTTACGAACGCATCTACACGCCGGATCAGCGCATTGTTCTTCCGGCGGCGGCCTCGGGTTCTTACCTTGGCCTCTGGTTGGCGACCGCTCCGGGTGCAGCCTATAGTTGCTCCACGGAAGTCTATTTCGAGGAAATCTAATATGGTTGGGGCCGGGGGCTAGTCCCTCGGCCCT